GGTGAAATGGTGATATTATGGCAGCAACAACCAAACTAGACGCAGTAAATACGATGCTCTCTGCTATCGGTGAAGCACCAGTCAACAGCCTTTCTTCTGGTCTGGTTGAAGCTGAAATCGCAGAAACAATATTAAACACAACTAATCGTGAGGTGCAGTCACATGGCTGGCACTTCAATACAGAATACAAAAAGTCATACGCACAGGACACAGACGGATACATAGTGATTGGTACTGATGTGCTTCGTGCAGATGCAACACTAGAGCAAAATGGTAAAGACTTAGTACAACGTGGTACAAAGATGTACGACAGAAAGAACCACACATTTGTGATTGGTGCTAGTACTAATCTTGATGTAGTGTTAGAATTAAACTTTGAAGATTTACCAGAGGTAGCTAAGAGATATATCACTCTTAAAAGCACAAGGGTCTTTCAGGATAGGGTTGTAGGGTCAGGTACTCTACACGATTTTCAGAGGGAAGATGAGGAACGTGCTTACTTTGAACTAAAGCAGTTTGATAAGGCTACTGATGATGCTAACATCTTTGATAACTATGATGTCTTTTCTATTATAGACAGACAAGGACGGAGAACAGTGTAATGACACTTATCAGTCAGTCAATCCCCAATCTTATTAATGGTGTGTCGCAACAGCCTCCATCATTACGTCTTAACACACAAGCAGAACTACAAGAAAATGCACTATCTAGCGTTGTTACAGGGCTATCGAAACGCCCAAGTACTGAACACCTTGCCGATCTGGGGGTAATATCTAATACTGATAAAGCGTTTATACACACAATCCGCAGGGATGAGAACGAATATTATAGTCTTATTATTGATACTGCTGGTACTCTCAGAGTCTTCGACAAGGAAGGTACAGCCAAAACTGTTACCAATAATGCCGCCAGTTACTTCTCTGGTCTCACAGACCCCAGTAAAGAAATTGCAGCAGTGTCGATTGCAGATGCTACGTTCCTAATTAACAAGAATACAACAGTAGCTAAGGGTACAACAACCTCATCTACTCGTAACCCAGAAGCACTAGTCTATGTAAAACAGGCTGACTACTCTTCTACTTATCGCTTGGTTATTACCAAGGGTGGTAGCTCTAGTACAGTTGAGTTTGCTACAAAGTCTAGTACACAGGATAGTACAGCACTAACACAGGATGCTGAACGTGGTGCATCTACTGACTTGATTGCAGAGAACCTAGATACCTTTTCAGGTACTTCGGTTAGTACAACATACTATGATGATATTACTGACGGCTCTGCTGTTACTGGTATTACCGTAACTCGCTACAACTCTGTGTTACATATTCAGTCTACAGATACTACTGACTTCCAAGTAGAAGTAGGGGACTCACATGGTGGAGACCACTTACTAGTATTTAAGGATGAGACACTAGACTTTAAAAAGCTTCCTGTAGAAGCTCCTGAAAACTTTATCATCAAGATCATAGGTGACAACGAGAAGGCACAGGACGACTACTATGTTAAGTATGCTAATGGTGTCTGGAAGGAAACAGTAGAACCTAATATCCTACTAGACCTTGATGCCACCACAATGCCTCACAAGCTAATCAAGAACCCCGATGGTTCTTTTACGTTTGACGAGGCTGTGTATGCTCAAAGAGATGTAGGTGATGATAATACTAATAGTTATCCCTCCTTTGTAGGATACACATTATCTGACATCTTCTTCCACAGAAACAGACTAGGACTACTAGCAGACGAGAATGTAATCTTTGCTCGTGCTGGTGAGTTCCTAGAGTTTGACTTCTTCCGTAAGACAACACTAACTATTGTAGATAGTGACCCTATTGATGTGGCGGTATCCTCTAACAAGGTTAGTATTCTTAAACACGCTGTACCGTTCAACGAGAGCCTACTGCTCTTCTCAGACCTTACACAGTTTAAGGTTACAGCAGACCCACTCCTAACCCCTGAGACTATCAACGTGGCTAACACCACAGAGTTTGAGGCATCCCTAAGAGCAAAGCCAGCACAGGCTGGTAAGTATGTTTACTTTGCCTCTAGGCGTGGTGCATGGTCAGGCTGTTGGGAATACTTTGTGGATACTGATACAGACGTTAATGATGCTAGTGAAATTACAGCACACGTCCCTCAGTATCTTAGTGGTGAAGTCAAGAGTATTCAAGCATCCTCTAATGAGGATATGATACTTGTACAGACGGATAACGACAGTCAGGCTATATATGTATATAGATACTACTGGTCAGGCCGTGAGAAGCTTCAAGCCTCGTGGTCACGCTGGGTGTTTGATGGTGATGTAGTAGGTTACTCATTTAACCGTGCTGACATTGACATCCTTATCAAGAGGGGTACTAACCTCTATCTAGAAAGAATAAACCTTTCTGTTGATAATGCTACTCAGTATACTGATGGTAGTTTCTCTATCCATCTAGACAGACGAGTACAACTAGAAACTGGTGGTACAACAACAGTACCCTACACTGATACTAACCTAGTTTATGTAGATAAACGTGGTAAGATTATTGAGGTAGGAGATGTAGCAGCACTACTCACTGCTGGTGAAGTAGTATATGCTGGAGTACCCTTTACGTTTAAGTACCAGTTTTCAGAACCAGTAATGAAACAAGATAACAAACCCATAACAACAGGTGTACTGCATATTAGAAACTACGCAGTTACCTACAACAGTACAGGATTCTTTAAGGTTAAAGTTGTACCACTCAAGAGAGATACTTATGAACGTACCTTTACAGGGCGTATCGTTGGTGGTGCTGCTAACCTCCTAAGTAAGGCTGCTATTGATTCAGGCACATACCGCTTTGGCGTGGTAGGACATTCAACGGACACTACAATTACTATTGAGAGTGACAGTCATCTACCATGTGTGTTTCAGTCAGCCGAATGGGAAGGGTTCTTCGTACTACGTTCTAGGAGAATGTAATGCAAGGTCATGTGAGAAAGAGTACTCAAGAAGATGTAGACTATCTATCAACTAATCTGAGGAGAGAGGATACCATTGAGGTACTCTCCTCACATGGCAATGTAAAGGAAGCACTACAGGTAGGCTTTGACGAGTCAGAAAGCTGTAGTACTATCATTGTCTCTGACACAGGAGAGATTGCTGGTATATATGGACTAGCTAGGTATGACGATACAATCGGTGTACCTTGGCTACTAACCGCACCTCCAATAGAAAAGATTTGGTTGCCCTTTCTGAGACAGTCTCGTGTTTGGGTAGAACATATGAACAACAAGTATCCTATACTCACTAATGCTTGCGATGCAGACTACACCAAAGCTATCAACTGGCTTCGCTTTGTAGGCTTTACGTTTATCAAAAAGCATGACGAATGGGGGGTAGGTAAGAAACCCTTTTTAGAATTTGTAAGGATAAGAGATGTGTGAACCTAATATGATTATGGCTGGTTTGTCAGCCGCTTCTAAAGGCATAGAGTTTATAGAACAAAGTAGACAGGCAGACCAAGATCAAGCACGATATGATAGAAATAGAATATCAGCAACACAGGCCAGAGACCTAAAGATACAGACACTCAACCAGAGAGCTATACAAGAGTCAGAGGCTGCGGCTGAAGGAAAATTTAAGCAATCTATTGAAGCACTAGAAAAGCGTGAACGTGGTGTAGTAGCTGCTGGCGAGGCTGGTGTTACTGGTACTTCTGTTGATATACTTCTTGCTGATTATACTGCACAGAAACTTCGTGGTGAGACCACTATTAATAGAAACCTTGAGAACATTGAAAGACAGATAGAGTTACAAAAGATGGGTGCTTCTGCGGAAGCTGAAGGTCGGATTAATTCTATGCCTCAGGGTACACAACCTAGCTTATTAGCTGCGGCTGTAGGGGCTGCGGCAAGTGGTTATGCTTCTTATCAATACTATAGTGTAGAACCAGCAGAAGAGTATGTCTCTCCTTTTGGTAGTAGTAGTACAACAAGAGCAAGAACAATAGATGAAACATCTGACGGACTTTAAAAGGAGATAATAATGGCACAACGTAGAGTACCTGTAGAACGGATGCGTCCTACTACACGGTTACAGTCTATAGCAAGTCCTGTAGAGACTTATGTAAGTCCACCAGAACTACCAGCACAGGAAACCGAACTTGGTGCTTTTGTAAGGGCTGTTGCCCCTGCTGTTGAGACAGTAGCTAAACTTGAGCGAGACAAACAACTAAAGCAAAAGCGAGAAGCAGAACAAGGGATTGCTGCTGCTCGTGCATTTGATGCTAAATTAGGAGCAACAAAAGCTTTATCAGCAGCCTTTGAGGACTTTGCTGACCCTGCCAATACTAAAGAATACTTAGACATGACCTCTGAACAAGTCAGGGATAGACGTGCTGAAATTATGCAGCCGTATATAGAAAAGGTTGCTCAATCAGGCGATGAACAACTTGCACAGGCGTTTCAACAAGACCTTGAGCTAGGTAATCTTGCCTTCTTTACAGAAGTATTTAATCCTGCACAACGTAAGTATCAACTAAACAACAAGTTAGATGAAGTGTTTACAGAAGCTCTTGCTATTGAAAATAGACAGATGATGTCCGTGTCTTCGGTTTCTAATCAGTTTACAATACAGGCTACTCCTAGTGAGTTAATGCAAAAGGCTCGTGATGACGCAACAGACGAACTCTTCTCTACTTTTCAGGCTGCTCATGGTATTCCTTGGGAAACTATCAACGGTTACGCTAT